TCGACAATAGGAGTGGGCTTAGGTAGGTATACCTGCTGTCTGGTAGAGGCATAGTCCTTGAAGTCCCAATATGCCTCCATGAATAGGCCAGAAGGATTGATTGGATCAAAGGTAACAGGCGTAAAGCCCTCCTCAGTTGATCTGGTATAGACAGTAACATAAGGAGCAGACTTCTTAAGTAGAAGGTCTCCTGCAAAGTCATATCCAGCCACCACATAGCTGCTATAGTTATCTTCTCCCCAATCAACAAAGTCTTTATTTGAGAAAGAGGAGACAGTGAGTTTACCAGCAGTATACGTAAGAACACCAAGTTGTGTGCTGGAGGCTCTAATAAGGTTGTAGCCTACAGTCCAGACATCGCCACCTAGGCTATCTGTTACATCAGCACCTAGTTCGTCAACTACGATGTCTTCAAACTCTTCTGAGCCGTAGGCATCAAAGAAGTACAGAGACATAGCGTAGGTATCGTTGTCTGCAATCTTCCAAGGGTAGAAGGCTTGAAGAGGAATATCCAGAATGAGGACTCTTGTTTTCTTGTTAAGGTCTTCTTCTTCGTTCTCTGGGTAGAGCCAGAAGATTTGCTTGTTGACCCTATCGTATGCAGCAGTAACTAGGTTCTTGGCATTGGTATCAATGTCATCCCAGAAGGTCTGAACAGTCTGAATAGACAGATTCTGTTCGATAGGGAAGCCGGAGCTTTCATCATAAGCAAAGGTATGAATACCGTACTTGCTCCACCAGAATGGTACTCCCTCAGCAGCCACAAAGCTACCTACCGAGTAGATACCAATGTTAGAGACCTTGGAGACATAGTAGCTGGAAGCAGAGAAGGTATTGTCTGCACCAGAAATAACCCAGACACCATTATCAGCAAAGATATAGAGATACTGGTTGTGGGTATAAATCTTCCTGATATTGTAGGCTTCAGGAATATGGATAACACCACCGTCAGTCTCTAGGAGATCACTGTAGTATTCTGCGGTAGGGTCATTCTGCTGGTAGCACTCACCAATCACAGTGCAGCTAGTGCTCTCCTTGAGAGATTCTATGAGTCTGCTGTAGAGAATCTTACCAGAGTTCTTACCAGAACCTAGCCCAGCGTAGAACATCCTAGAGGCGTAGGATGCTACAGTAGAGAATCTGCTAGGCTCTACGTCAGTAGGAATACCAGTAATACCAGCAGCGGTATTTCTATCCTTAGCAAAGAAGTCTAGGATATAGTGACCGTTACCGATAAGGCTGGAGCCAGAGTAAATCTTCTCCCATTCACTAACACTGAAGTCCCCGGAAGAGTTCTTGCCACTATACCAAGGATGGGTTAGTGGAGGATAAGCACTTCTAGCGGCAGCATAGGTAGACAGAGCCGTAGTACCAGTCCCACCGGAAGTACTAATACCACCAGAACCATTACCACCAAACAGGTCTTCATTAGGAGTACCGGAGTTACCAGTCCAACCAGTATTCAGAGTATCGTACTTACGGCCCGGAGTAGCGTCACCGATAGCAATCTTCTCAGTGAGATCGCAGATATCTGACATCCACTCAAAGTCTCTAATCCTGAAGTCAATAGCAGTCTCAGTGATAGACACACCGTCATAGGTTAGATAGACAGTATCCATAGCTTCTGATGCTACAACAAGAGCAGCAGCGATAGAAGCAAACTGAACCTGAGTAATAGTAACATCCTTACCAGCAATCTGATAGGGAACAAGATTTACAGAGAGACCCATATACTGATCACTGTAGGGGGCCTTACCGCTGTTATAGAAGTACAGCTTACTGCCTACCTGAACAACCATAAGAGTTAGTCCAGCGATACCGCCGGGGTTATCCCACTGACCGACAGTGAAGGTTTCAGCAGGGTCTACATCAAAAGAGGACAGAGCATTACCGGCCTCAAAGGCAATACCAAGTCTACGAGACCTAGAGCCATCTCTAGACAGAGAGCAGTTAAGCTCATCAATAGATGCGCCTTCTGGGAAGGTAAGTTCCCCGGCTTCAGTAATAAGACCTTTGATTAGGTTATTAACTGTTCTTTGATTGAGGTTCTGCATTTTTTCTCTGTTGACGTTCTTCGTGGAGTCTATCAGACTTTACAGCAAAGGTTTCTTTAGAGTTTTTGATATAGTCTTGAACAGCTTTGATGCCAGACTCAAGGGAAGAATACTTACCGGCTAGCTTAAGAGGAACAGAGCCTGTAGTTGTCTTGACACCAAAGAATCTTGCTACTCTAGGTTTGGAGATAATGAACTCTGTCTTGTGCTTCTCTGAGGTAATTCTAGCTGTCTGTAGTTCCTGATTAACGTCTACCGTAGAGATTTCTTTTATTGTCTCGCTTGGTTTTGAATCTGTCACTCTGGATTCCGTTTTTGAGTCTTCGGCTAGCTTGTTCAATTTTAGGGTCACTTCCAGATTTAAAGATGCTGAAGCAGACTGACTTAGCTTCTGCAAGGAGATAGGGGAAAGCTACTTCGGTAAGATCAGGGACAAAGCTATCTGCGACAGTAAAGGTAGGGTACTTGGTGCCCCAGCATCTGCTCTTGCTCTCCTGAAGGGTTGTATCGACAGTAGAGTCATAGCTGTCACAGATGATGTATTGGTTGTCAAAGGAAGTATAATATCTAGGACCTTTATTGTCTCTGGCTGTCAGTGTGATTCCAGAGGTGGGGTCTGTGTACTCAATGACATCAGCATCGTCAGCACTAGGAAGACTATCTAGGAACTTCAGAGGGTCTTTCCAGTAGACCTCCTTACCATCGTATTCAAAGATACGAATCTCCTTGACATTTTCAGGATAGGTAAAGATGGTTGGCTTAGTAGCATCAGACAGAGCAGTAAGCTTCAGGAGTTGATCATGCTCTGGAGTATCTCTAGCGGCCACAATGTTAAAGAAGGTATCCCGGATAACAGAAGCTACTTGCTGTGCTTCTTCGGTATCAAAGATACTATTCACTGGCTCACTATCTAGGTCGTTTAGGATGCTCTGCGTTAAGGAAAGCAACGTGCGCTTCATTATTACGAACCTTGGATATAGACGGTTACAAAGAGCTTTCTGGTGGTGTCAGAAGCACCATCGGTATCAATCTGAATCTTGCTGTCACTGACAAAGGTGTTATTGGAGGCCGGGAGCAGAGTATCCACATCACCAGCAGCAGAGCCAGCTTGAGTAATAGTCAACGTACCCATTGAGGTGCCAGCAGCATTACGGACAGTCACAATAGCGTTAGCAGTGGTTAGAGAGCCTGCTAGTACAGTCACAACCTTGGTTACAGTACCAGCATATGGCACAGGGATATAGACCGTAGAGGCTGTGGAGACATCATCAATAACAGCGTTAAGGACATACGGAGGGACAACCCAAGAGCCGCTACCAAGGCCATCAGACAGGTAGGTCTTACCGGCAGCAGCCGCAGCTACGCCTTTAGGTTCATGGAGATCAGTTCCAGTGAGAGCAGAGTGAAGGGGCATGGTATCTCCTGAGGGGAAGGAAGGGGAACCCGAAGGCTCCCCAACCAGTTAGATTAGAGCTTCACGTATTCGATGTAAAGCTTACCGACACCGGCAGTAAAAGCAGCCGTACCGTAGATAGCACCAATATAGGCATTCTCTGCGATATAGCCAGCCGTGGTCGTGTGGGTACCGTCACAGCGGACAGTTTCACCAATTGCGTCAATAGCAGTCAGTGCAACAGCCGAGTCAATACCAGCCGCAACAATAGCCGAGCCAGCAGCGTTGTAGGTACCGATGGTCAGGGTAGCCGAACCACCGGAAGTAGCTGCCGTAGTCATCACAAGGTCAGCGCGCTTGATAAGCGAACCAGCCGGGATAAAGGGGTTGTTCAAGTCGATGTTAGTCGAAGTGAACGTAGCCCCCAGAGCGGTAAAGGTGATGTCCATGACAAGGACCTGATGCATTGAACACGGCGCAGTACCTTGTACTTTAACAACACCTTGATCGTCGTTAGTCAGGACGCGAAGTCCATCTGCGTTAGTATAAGACATTTAATCCTCCTTACACGTTGGTCTTAGTGATGACACGAACCATGTTCTCGGGACGGTACAGCTTAACGCCATAACGAGCCGTGGTCACATATTCATCACGCTGCCGGTTCTTGTTGTACTCGAAGTCAACCTTCGGAGCCTGACGCCAAGCACCGACAAACGGCGAGACATTCGACGCTGCCGAGAAGAACAGGTTGACTCTACCGTTAACCGAAGAGAAGTCTTGGTTAGCAGGCGTAGAGGCAGCGTTAGTCAGGGCGTTGTCCGTCGCAGCTTTAAGGTAGTTCGACGTATACACGTCAAAGCCATAAATGTTCTTGACAAACTTCATGCCGGTGGCAATACCACTGGACACGATGCCTTCCCAACGCGGGTTGTCCGAGACCGACACAAGGTTGGTCAGGGTGTTGATGGTGTACTCAACCGAAGGGTCAACGATAGCAACCAGATTGGTATCCGGCACGTTGAGCTTCTTAAGAGCATAGCGGGCACGAGCAAAGTCACTAACGGCGATAAGAGCACCAGTCGTAGAACCAGCCCAACGGTGTTGGATACCGTCGATCAGTTCTTGGGAGTTCGCAGTAACACCAGCTTCAGGCGTAGCAAGCGTAGTGCGCTCGAAGTGTGCCATAATTGCACGTTCCTGTTCGGGAACGAAGGCAGCTTCAAGTTGAGCAGCGTAGAACGCATCTTGCTTTGCTTTGTTGGTGATGTACGAAGCACTCGACAGGTATTCCGTAATGGTGAATTGGAACTCACCAGTGTCCATAGGACGGTACAGAACATCAGTATCTTCTTCGTAGTTGTCAACTTGCAGTTGGCCGATAGACGGAATAGTAAACGTGTCACCATCCGGGAAGCCGTCAAGCATTTTGACGTATTTCTGAGCCTGCATCTCATCGCGAAGGATTTCTTTGAGTTCCGAGGACCAAAGTTCCGAGCGAGTAAGTTGACTCATATTTCCAGTAGTCATACCACTCATTTAAGTTTCTCCTTAATTTCCAAAGCGGTCGCCAAGGCGCATCTTATCTTTTAGCATTTGTTGTTGCGTCTTGGGGTCAAAGTAAAGTGTCTTGTTAGTCCTGCGTAGATTCTGGTAATAGTTCCAGTCCTTTTCCGCAGCATTCGAGTATTGGCCGGAAGACGTATTGATCGTACCGCTTACCAAAGGCTTGTACTCTGGCTGAGGTTCTCCAATCAGCGTCATGAAGGCAGTGGGGGACTCAGCAGCAAGACTAGACAGTCTTTCAAAGCTCATCCCTAGTTCCTGTGCCTTCTTCTCAATATGTGCCTTAGCCTCAGTCCCATACTTCTCCTGTAGCTTTTCTTGCACAAGTCTCGTATTTTGGGTAGAGGTGTTAGACTGTTCACGTTGAGTCAGCGTCTGCTCGACTAGGCGTTTGATTACATCTTCACTAAGTTCCGGCTTGGTGTCGCTCGGTTTAGTTTCCCCGTCTTTCGGTGCAAGGTTCGCATTGGGGTCTTGCCGCCTACCTTGCAATTCATTCAAGAGCTTTTTAGCGTACTCTTCCTTGCTGAGTTCGGTACGAAGTTCTTCGACTTGACGTTGAAGTTCTCCGATGAAAGTATCCGATTCCAGTTTGGATTTAGCAAGCACTTGAGGGTCCTTGAACGCCTCACCCTTGACTTCCACAATCTTTGCCAGCCAGTCCACCGGGTTAGTAGGAGGTTGGTTCTGATTGCCGTCTTGACCCTTGGTTTGGTCCTCAAAAAGCATTTTAGTCCTTCTCTATGGTTACGAGCTTTAGGATGTCTTGCAGCACAGCGTTGTATTCGTTGTGTGCAATCTGTTTATATTCCCATCCAGGGGAATAGTCTCGGACTGCTTCTTTCTTAAGGAAGTCAGTCTCCAAGATTTCTTTAAGAGCATTCAAAGCAGGAATGAATCTACGCATGTCCTCTTTAGAGTGCCCATTCTTGGCCCATCTGGAGTCCATTAGAGTCCATTCTCCGCTGCAATTTGCATTTGTTCCATGCTATCTGCCTCTTGGTCCTGCATGGCCATTTGAGTCTCAGCCTGTTCTTTAACTGCGATATTCTCTCCGAAGAGATCAGGTTCGTTTAGCTCTTCAGCCAGAATCTGAGCAAACTTCTTGCCCGACAGGTGGGCAGCTACCGATGGGTCTGTAGCCTTAAGCTGCCAGAGGGTAGACAGGCTCTGGACTCTACGGGCCTTCTCTGCGAAGTGTCTAGCACCCATAGGAACAATCTTACCGTTACCAGAGATATCTTCTTTCTTGATAGAACGGAAGACAGTAACACCGGAGTTGGGGTCCACAATCTCAATATTGTCAATCATGTCCAGATTACGGGTAGACAATTCCAGCATTGCATTGAGGGCAGGCTCCAAGAAGACTCTCTCGAAGTGGGCTGCTTTGTGTTCAAAGATTCTGGAAGCAGAGTTCTGAAGTTGTTGGACTTCAAAGGCAGTCTTCTCACCGGGAGTACGAATACCCATAGCTTGACGAGGAGCACCAGCCATCTCTTCCATCTTGTCTTCAAGAGTTCTGATCTGGAAGTCTGCTCCGAGAGCAGTGGCATCAGGCACTAGGTAGCTAACATCACCTTCTTCACCAACATAGGCTCTGGAACCAGGAGCAAAGTCAAAGTCATCAACCTCACCTTTGATCTTCATGATCGGATAGGCAATCTGGTCAAACACGTCAGCCTTGAGGTTCTCCAGATGGTCAATACGGTACTGCATACCGACAAGGTTATCCAGAGGTCCCATGGCGTAGAGGTTGTCAGGACGCTCTCTCCAGCCTGCCATGAAGATAGGCGACTTACCAGACCAAGTAGGCTGCTCTACGTTCTCTAGGATATAGGCTCTGTCAATAACAGTAATGATTCTATCTCTAAGAAGCAGAGAGTTGCTATAGTCGTAGATGTCACCGTAGAAAGTTAGAATCTCGACATAGTTGGAATCATAATAGTTCTTGATGTCAGTAAAGCCATCAGCGGTATAGGCATTACCTTTAGAGACATCGGCATCACCACCCTTGACAGCATTACGGGCGTAGATCATCTTGTCGAAGACAGCCTGATAGGCGGTATTACCAGAGTCATCAATCAACTTCTTGACTTCACCAAGGGTCATGACGCTCTTGATGATCTTAGGGGTCTTATCAAAGGAAGCAGCAGTAGGATTGAAGCAGATATCGTAGGGACTGATACGGACTAGCTTAGGTCCTACATAGTCCAGTACCTGAGAACCATCTTTCTTCTTACGGAAGGACTTCTCAAACTCTACAGTAGCAAAGCAGTTACCGTAGATGATATAATCTTGGACAAGCTTAGAGGCGACAGTAATGAAGTTAGACTGTCTGATCTTGTTATCCATATAGGCTTGGATAATGTCTCTCTTGAGCTTGGTACCGGACTCTTTATCCAGAGCTTCCCACTTCATCCATTTGTTCTGGGGAAACAGAGTTGCCATATAGTTGGCATGAAGGTTGTCACTGATCTGAGTTAGCTTAGGGGTGGTGGTAGTGTTAGACCAGGGCAGAAGAGCATTGCCAGTCGTCTTGGTAGACGTGGCATAAAGGTAGTTACGAAGCTCTTTCTTTTGTTCGATCCAGCTAGAGCGGTAACTATTCCACTCCATCCACTTATTAGCAATCTCTGTTCCCAGAATATTGCTATGGATAATGCTCTCGATGTCTAGGACGGTACCTGCCATTATGCCTTATACTGCTTTTGGAATAGTTTGATACGTTTAGTCTTGGGGTCTTTGTAGGGTCCACCTGAGGCTGCTTCACGGGCCTGTGCCCCATTGTAGACAGGAGTCTTAGACATCTTCTTAGTGATTCTGCTAGGCTCAATATCAATCTTGGCTACTAGCTTCTTGGGCTTTGGTTTAGGTGCCATTATGCTGCATTAGCTCCACGGAATTTGAACTGAGACCAATCAATGCTGGACTTACGTTCTGAGTTGATGTTCTTAGAGGGCTTGACGGAGATATCAATAGAGTTTGAGAAGGCATCAATGATATCGTCATGGGCTGGGTTACGAGTAGAGAGTTCTTCTTCCAGTGTCTGGCATTCACCACCCTTGTAGTGCCAGATGTTCCCCATGTCATAGCGGGGTTCTAGGATGGCTAGGATTCTTTCTGCCTTGCTCTTGGACTGTGGCCTATGTTCATCAATGGAGATACTTAGGCCATTGTCTCTGATCATCTCTTTCAGTTGTCTGACAATAACGGCTTGAGCGACTGTAACCTCTGCTCTAAGTTTTCTAAATCCCCACTTATTCGAGAGTTGTAGGAGATGGTCAAAATATTCGCTAATACGGTCAGTACGAAAGCGATCAATGTCCAAGACGTAGATTTGGTTTTCACTATCTATGCCTGTAACCACGATAGCGGTGTAGTCAGCTTTCTTGGACAGGCTAAAGGCAAAGTCTACCGCAGCAAAAACATTAAGGCGTTTACCACGGAAATACCAATAGCCGTTCTCTTGACTTAGGAATTTCCTCTCATAGTATTGGAACTTGTCTCTGGTGACAGGAACGTTGTCCGGGTCCGAGGGGTCATTATAGTACTGTGCTCTGAACTGCCCACGATCTAGGTACTGTCCCCGCTTCTTGGCAAGAATCTTCTGGTCAAAGCCAAACCACTTGCCATCTTTTCTTTGTTGCTTGGGCCACAGGAACTCTCCGGTTCCATCGCCTCTAGTCTCGACTGCTTTCTCGTAGACTTCGTAGATCGACTCTGAGCCGACTAGATCACCCTCGTCATCGTAAGAATCCTGAGTCATAGTCATTAGTTCAGAGTAGAGATCAGCAGGGTGGTATCTGGTGCCTACAACCCATTCACGGGCATTAGCCCCTTCGATGGACGACAGAAGAGAATACTGGCTCTTGACCTTTTCTCTGCCTTCCTTGGAGTAGGCATTCTCATAGATCACCACGTCATCCATTACGGCGATGTCACAGTGCATACCAGTAATTGTGGTGGTAAGACCAGCGGTAAAGATGGAGGGGTCTCTTACCTTCTCTTGCTCACGCTTGGGGTGGTCCACCATGACTTCAGAGTTAGTCCACTTCTTACGCTTACCTTCGTCTACGTTGACCATCTCAGGCCAGTAACGACGATAAATATCAGAGGTCATAAGAGACTTCATGAAGCTAAGTTGCTTCTCAGCAAGGTTAGACGTAGCAGAGATGTAGAGGACTCTCAGGGTGGGGTCTCTGGTTAGTTCCCAGACCACTCTGTAGGCCACTAGACGAGACTTCTGATGGTCTCTGGGGAAGAGTAGCAGTTGGTGGCTAGAAGCGTCCTCCCGGCACCACCACTTGATTACGTCTTCATGACAAGCACCAAGAACCTGCTCTGGAGCAATCAGTTTGATGAAGAACTGAAGGTCAGCTTCAGCAGCTTCTCTAACTTCCTGAATCAGGGACTTAACACTCATTATTTAGGCTTGGCCTCGGGCTTCTTTCTAAGAAGTTTTTTCTTCATGTTAGCTGTTTTCAGGGCCCTGCAGGGGGTCAGGGGGTGGTCTTGTTCTTAGAGAAATACACCTTAAAATTATCCCATAGAAAATACAGCAATCCTAACCAAGCTCTACACAAGGCATACCACGAAGCCCCTTCATAGTATT